TCCAAGATCAAAAAACAAGCATTTAGAAAAGTTTAGAAAAGCACAAAATGCTGCTTATGACTTTTTTAATAATGGTCTTTGTAATAAAAGAGGATTGTTTGTAAGTATCTTTGCTGAAAATGAAAACTACTATATTGATAAGTGGAATATTCCTACTCAAAAGTCTTTCAGATATTTTACTAACGATAGTTGGAATATGTGGGAAGATCAAATTGAAAAGATCTTTACACCAATCATATTAGCCGCAGCTAAAGAACAGGGAGTTAAGTAATGTATTGTGTTGATGTATATGAATTTAATGTAGTAGTAGATATGGAAACTGGAGGTAAGGTTTCTAGTGATCAACTTCAAGGCCTCGTAATTGATGGCAAAAAATATAAGCATTATGATGAGATACAGGTTATGGCTTCTGGTTATCCTGATAAGAATGAGGCTATTGCTTTCATGAAAAAGTACGAAGGTAATAAAAATTATAGAGTTGAAATGGAGAAGTGGTAATGCAATTAGAATTAAATACAGCTTTTGATGCAGACGGTGAAGTTAAGCACGATAATATGTTTTATATTGGTGACTTAGTTGATACTAAATATGGTCCAGCTCGAATTAAAAAGATTGAGTTAATGCCAGAAAAAAGACATTACTCTAAGTGTGGAATAAACGTAAAAAAAATGTTTACAAGTATGTCAGATCAGTGTATAATAGATCTAGATAATGGGCATTGGCAGTATGGAGATGAAATTGAAATCATTGGTTAAAAAAGAATCAGTAGAAGTTTTAAAAGAATGCATTGAGTTACAAAACAAAAAGTCACAAGACTATCAAAGTAAAGAATCAAACGTAACTCAAGCTATGCACTATCGTAGAGGTGTCGATAGCATACACGATATCATTCAAGGTAAGTGTTATCGTGCACAGTCTTTATTAGAAAGCGGTGGTGATCCAAACTTTGAATCACTCGAAGATACTTACAAAGATATAATTAACTATTGTTCGTTTGCAGTATCTTATATGCGTGGTAAAATGGAAGGCCAATCGCCTGACAGAGATATGTTTAACAAACAAATTGATAATCCTTTAAGAAAGATTAAATTATGATACAAGAAAACACAAGTGATATAAAACATTATTTTGTTGATGCGTTAGCTCGAGAAGATTTTGTCATGGATAGATCTGGTCAAAAAACTATCGAACTTATTGGCGCCAGCTTCTTTGCAGACCAACCAGCGATATTTGGTACACCAAATGAATCATACATAGAAATTGAAAAAGCATGGTATGAAAGCCAGTCAACTAATGTTAATTGGATGTCTGAAACTTATAATCGAAATGTACCTGAAGCATGGAAAGCTGCAGCCAATAGTTTCGGTCAAATCAATTCTAACTATGGTCATTTAATTTACTCTGATAAATACTATCACCAATATGGCAGGGTGCTTGATGAATTACTTTCAAATCCAGATGGCCGTAGAGCTTCAATGATTTACACTAGACCGAGTATATGGGAGGAATATAATGAAGATGATAAAAACGATTTTATATGTACTAACTCCGTTACTTATTACATACGCGACAATAGTTTACACTGTGTCGTTCAAATGCGCTCTAACGATGTCGTGTTCGGATATAAAAATGACTATGCTTGGCAGCTTCATGTTTTAGAACAAATGGTAGGAGACTATAACGAATGCAGTCTTGAAAAAATAAAAGCTGGTGATATAATCTGGCAAGTACAAAACTTGCACGTTTACGAAAGGCACTTTCATCTTGTCAAATAAATGGGATAAAAGATTTTTAGAAATGGCCGCCCTTGTTGCTTCTTGGTCAAAAGATCCTTCAACTAAAGTAGGAACTATTGCAGTAAGAAATAGAACAGTGTTGGCGCAAGGCTATAACGGATTTCCTCGTAATATAAATGATGATGATAGACTAGACAACAGAACAATAAAATATATGTACATTGTACATTCTGAAATGAATGCGATATACAATGCTGCAGAGAATGGTGTATCATTAAAAGGTTCTACGATATACACTGTAGGTTTACCAGTTTGTCATGATTGCGCAAAAGGATTAATCCAAGTTGGAATTAAAAGAGTCGTTACACCAGAAATTGAAATACCAGAAAGATGGTTGAAATCACTTAGTTTAACTGAAGAAATGTTTAAAGAAGCAGGTATAGTATGGGACAAGGTAAAGTTATAATTGTTGGTCAAAATCCGTCTGGAGCAGAAAAACCAAAGAAGAATGATACTATCGATAGGTTACTAAACTGGTGTACAGCATGGGGTCTAACTAATTTTGAATTTATGAATTGTAGTGATGAGATTGGTGAAAAGTTTACAATTGATTTTGATAAGTTAGTTAAGTGTGAAGAAGCAGATAGAGTTATCGCACTCGGTAATATCGCATCAGACTCATTAAAAAAAGTAAGAGTTGAACACTTTAAAATGCCACATCCATCACCAAGAAACAGACAACTGAATGACAAACAGTTTGAAAAAACTATGATACGCAAATGCTATAACTACCTACAAGGATAAATTATGAAGATACTCGTTACAGGAATGAATAAAAATCAAGTTACTGAAAACTTTTATTTAAGACAACAATTAAGAGTGGTACCTTCACATTATTCTTTATTAAGATGTTTAAGAGATATGGGTCATGAAGTCGAACAAAGATATGTTAAAGTTGGTGAAGATTTATCAATGTATGATAAAGTGATTTGCTTTCTAGCTTCTCCAAGACAAGCACTGCAACTTTTATTTTATAATGGCTTATGGGCAATACAGGCTACACCTAAAGACAAACTTGTACTTGCGTTTGATGACTGGCAAACTGATGGAATATTTAAAGGTATTTTATCTTGTGTAGATAAAGAATCGCTTTTAAAAGAATTTACAATAAATCAGAATGCAACTGATCCACAAATTAGTAAAGAGTTTTTAGAACCATACGCAGATTCTTTACTTGAAGCTGTAAATTATGTAGGTAAAAAAGAAGCACCAATATTACTGTCAGTTTTTGCCGGCGGCGATATGAGCAAGATAATTGATTACGATAAAGATAAAGTATTTGGTTACAATCCAAATCCGTATCACAGAAATAGAACACCAGGTGATAGAGGTGATATCGAAAAAAGCGAAATGAATTTTATGGAATCACAATTACAGCCAACATTTGAAGAAGATTTTGTAAGTCCAGAAAATAAAGAAAAGAAATTTAACTTTGCTTCATTGGTACAAAGCAGTACTGCAAAATGGTTAAAGAAGCAAAACATAAACAACTGGGATATAGAATATTTCGGTTCTCGAAAAGAAAAACAAAGAAGACTTTCTGAAGAAGATATGTGTAAAGTCTATGGCGAACAATGGGGTTGCTTAATGCCTGGTTATGTACATTCAGGTTCAGGTTGGTGGAGAGCAAGACCATTACAAGTTACTGATGCCGGTTCAATTTTGATTGGTGATTATGAAGAGCTTATGGTATTATATGGTAATGAAGAAGCGGCATCAGTAAAAGCATCAGACCTTGAAGGTATGAGTGTTCAGCAATTAAAAGATCTAGCTCAGCTACAAAAAAGCTCGATATATACTAAACATCCATTAGATAAGAACACACAACAACAAGAATTAAAAAAGGCGTTAAACATATGAAAATATTAGTAGTAGGTGCAGGTTTTTCTGGTGCAGTTGTCGCGCATCAGTTAGCAAAAGCTGGTCATGATATACACGTAATAGATGAAAGAAACCATATTGGTGGTAACGCTTATGATTATACAAATGAGAAAGGCATAAGAGTTCATAAGTATGGTCCTCATCTATTTCACACAAACAATGAAAAAGTTTATAACTGGATTACACAATTTGACGAATGGGTAGAATATAAGCATAAAGCTAAAGCACAACTCAAAGACGGTCGATATGTTACTTTACCAGTTAATAAAGAAACTAAAGAGATTGTTGGTGAAGAAAATATTATAAGTACTTTCTTTGCACCATACACATATAAAATGTGGGGAAAAACTATAGAAGAACTTGATCCATCAATTCTTAAAAGAATTCCAATTCGTGATGACGATAATGAATATTACTTTCCGAATGATCAGTATCAAGTCATACCAAAAAATGGTTACACAAGAATATTTGAATTGATCTTAGACCATAAAAACATAAAGGTAGATTTATCTGTTCCTTTTGAAAGAAACATGGAAAAAGATTTCGATCATATTTTTAATTGTATGCCAATTGACGATTATTTTAATTATGTTTATGGATCATTGCCATATCGTTCTTTAAAGTTTCATCATATTGATATACCATTGACTAAATTACTTCCAAGTACAACAGTAAACTTTACTCATGATGGTCCGTATACAAGAGTTACTGAATGGAAAAACATACCGTGTCATGGTACAAACGATTATTATACGACTCTAACATATGAAGAACCATGCGACTATATAACTAATGATTATCAGAGATATTATCCAGTCAAAGACGTTGATGGTAAGAATAGAGAAACGTATGAAAAATATAAAAAACTTATTCGTTCTAATATGACATTCATAGGAAGATGCGGAATGTACGTATACATCGATATGCATCAAGCTATTAACTCATCACTACAAACAGCAGATAAATTTTTGGAGAATAATAAATGAAAATAGCAATTACAGGATCAAAAGGTTTTATTGGAAGTCACCTCAAAACAAGACTTGAAAAAGATGGTCACGAAATAGTTGAATGGGATCTTAGAGAAGAACCTTCACGGTGTATTAAAGATTTTGAACCAAGCGATATTAACTATTGTATTCATCTTGCAGCATATGCTGATGTGAGAGCAAGTTTAAAAGATCCACAGAAATATTGGGTCAACAATGTAGAAAATACTACAAGAATACAAAATATATGTCATCATAATAATATACCATTACTTTATGCATCATCTTCTTGTATTCATAACTGGTGGCTATCACCTTATGGAATAAGTAAAAAAGTAAATGAAGAAACCGCAAAGTTTGGTCAAGTAGGATTAAGATTTACTACAGTTTATGGCGATGGTGCAAGAGATTCTATGTTAATTGGAAAATTAATAAACGGCACTATTAAGTATCTTACCAGACATACTCGAGACTTCGTACACGTAAGTGATGTCGTAGATGCTATAGTTTTACTTATGAGTAAAGATATCAGATCATTGAAGCCAGCCTATGACATAGGCACTGGCAAAGGTAACGTGGTTGAAGATCTTGGTATATTAGCTGGATGGGAAGGCATTGAAGTAACAGACGGTGACGCATGTGAAGCACAAAATAATACTGCTGATATATCTGCAATGAAAGAACTAGGCTGGGAACCAAAGGTAGATGTAACAGACTACATTGTTAAAAATACGGTACCGCACTAATGAAGTTTGCCAGTATAATACCTCTCATAGGTGGTGCAACTCTCGCTATGCAAAATGTTTTAAAACGTCAACCGGAGTATATTTTAAGTTATGAAGATTTCGAAGCAAATGATAGTCACTTGGTGGAATATTATAAAAGAAAAGTTCCCTATCATCTTTATGGAGACAATGGGATACCTTCTTTACCTGATGTTGAGGTTATTAATACCGTTTGCCCATGTGCTGGTCTTAGTAGTCTTAGTCCTTCAGCTAGTAGCGATGCTCCTGTTAACGATTGGATGCTTACCACATCACGTCTTGTCTTGGGTACACTCAAACCTCAAGTATTCTGGGGTGAAAACGCACCAGGACTCGCTTCGAACATCGGAAAACCTGTTGTTGAAAAACTCAGAGAAATTGCAAAAAGTTTTGGATACACTTTCTCAATATATAAAACAAAGTCTATCCTTCACGGTTTAGGACAGGTAAGAAATAGAACTTTTTATTTTTTCTGGAAAGGTGAAAAGATTCCTCAGTTTGAATATATAAAAAGGGATCACGAAAAAATAGAAGATACAATACGAGCTGTAAAACGTAAATCAGATGATTCTATGAACGTTCTTACAAACACTAACGTTCCATCTGATAATCCATATTATAAGTACGTACTTGAAGAAATGTGTGGCGGAATAAGTCATAAAGAATTTCAAGACACTAAAATAACAAGATCACAAAACGCTATGGACTACATAGAGTGGAATGGCGGTAATTACAAAGATGTTTCAAAATGGATGCTTAAACAAGGTTACACAAAACTTGCAGAAAGATGTTTAAGAATGCATGAGAAACTTTCTCAAGGTGGAAATATTATGAGAAAACTTTGTCACTTTCCTAAAGGAACCATTGGAGCTTTTGTTGGTCATATGCCAAATAATTTAACTCACCCTGACGAAGATAGGTATTTAACGATAAGAGAATGTTTGTCAATAATGAAATTACCTGATGATTTTACGTTACAAGGTGGACTTAAAAATTTAAATCATATATGCCAAAATGTACCCGTCACTACTGCAGAAGATATGGCTGAACACGTGCAAAGATTTGTTGATGGCCGATTAGATAATCAAATGATCGATACAGATTTTTTAATTCAAGATAATACAAATCATAAATTAAAATTTGAAAAAAGTAGTGTACAATTAGATGCTTTTATGGTATAATATTATTATTTGTAGGAGAAATGAATGTCAATAATGGATAAACTAAAAAAGAACAGTAAGAGCGACTTTGCTTCTGTTCTAGCTGATTCTAAATTTTTTAACGAGAAAGACATGGTGCCAACTAGTGTACCTATGATAAACGTTGCTCTCTCCGGTTCAATGGACGGTGGACTTGCGCCCGGATTAACAGTACTTGCTGGTCCATCAAAACACTTTAAAACTTCATTTGCATTAATTATGGCAAGCGCGTATTTAAAAAAGTATGAAGATGCTGTGTTGTTATTTTATGATTCAGAGTTTGGTTCACCACAAAGTTATTTCGAAAACTTTGAAATTGATACAAGCAGAGTTTTACATACGCCAATTACAAACGTAGAAGAACTTAAGTTTGATATCATTGCACAGTTAGAAGGTATCGATAGAAAAGATAACGTTATAATTGTAATAGATTCAGTAGGCAACCTTGCTTCTAAAAAAGAATTAGAAGATGCAATAAATGAAAAGTCAGTGGCAGATATGTCAAGAGCAAAAGCACTTAAAGGCTTGTTTAGAATGACAACACCTTATTTAAATATGAAAAACATACCTTTGATTGCGGTCAATCATACATACAAAGAGATAGGTTTATTTCCAAAGGATGTTGTTTCAGGCGGTACTGGTATTTACTATAGTGCTGATAACATCTGGATTGTTGGCAGACAACAAGACAAACAAGGTACAGAAATAAAAGGCTATCATTTTGTCATTAACGTGGAGAAATCAAGATATGTTAAAGAAAAGTCTAAAATTCCTATTTCTGTTAGTTGGGACGGTGGTGTTGAGCAGTGGTCTGGTCTTCTTGACGTTGCTATGTCTGGTAATTATGTTTCTAAGCCCAGCCCTGGTTGGTACTGCAGAATTGATAAATCAACTGGAGAATTGGTGGAACCGAAAGTTCGAGAAAAAGATACCTTAAATGAAGAGTTTTGGAAACCAATAATTGAAGAAACCGATTTTAAACAATATCTAACGAACAAGTATTCAATATTGAATAATCTTGTTAATTTAGAAAAGTTGGATGCTCATTAATGGATCTAATTGAAAATAAACATTATGAAATAATACCTGATAAAGGAGACGACCAAGCTTGGAATGTCAGGATTTTATCAGGTACATTTACAGAAACAGTATTGAGATACGGCGTCGTAAAATTCAATGGTAAAGAAAAAAACATGTCATTTAATTTTGATATCGTATACACGCCAGACACAGAACTTAAAGTTTCTAATTTAGAATTACAAGATTTTGCTGGAATGATGCTTGAACAGATTATGGCTCAAGGTGTTCGTGATGGTGAAGTTATAACTAGAGAGGTGAAAGATGCAGATTAGTGCTACACAAAGACTAATGTTGATTATGGACGAAATATCAATAGCAAAAGGAAAATTAAGACCAGAAGATACTGGTCATATTCATACATCAATAAGCTACTTAGAAAGTAGAGCAGAAGAAGTACAAAAAGAAATAGATGAAGGATTGAAAAAAGCTGCCTATGCCAACTAATTTAGAACAAACTATATTACGTAATCTTTTAACTGATGAAGAGTACATGCGTAAAGTATTACCTTTCATTAAGCCAGATTATTTTGAAGGTATATATCGAATATTGTTTCGTGAAGCCGGTAAGTTTGTTGCCAAATATAATAAACTACCAAACGCTGAATCATTTAAGATTGAACTCGATCAAAGCGATAAGTTGAGTGATGAACAATATAATTTAGCCATGGATATAGTACCACAGTTATTTGCTGGAGAAAAAGTAGATGATAAATGGTTAGTTGATACTACTGAAAAGTGGTGTCAAGATCGTGCAATATATCTTGCAATCATGGAATCAATATCAATTATTGATGGAAAGCACGAACAATTAACTAAAGGCGCTTTACCAGATTTATTGACTAAAGCTTTAGGTGTTGGTTTTGATTTACAAGTTGGTCACGATTACGTTGAAAATGCAGAAGATCGATATGAATTTTATCATACAGAAGAAGATAGACTTCCATTTGACTTAGAATACTTTAATACAATCACAAAAGGTGGTGTACCGCGTAAGACTCTTAATATTGCTCTTGCCGGCACCGGTGTCGGTAAATCTTTATTTATGTGTCACGTTGCATCATCGGCTTTAGTTCAAGGATATAACGTTTTATACATTACAATGGAAATGGCTGAAGAAAGAATTGCTGAAAGAATAGATGCAAACTTACTTGATGTTCCTATTGATCAATTAGATAAATTACCAAAGAATACTTTTAGTTTAAAGGTACAAGACATTGCGCGTAAGACACAAGGTAAGTTGATTATTAAAGAATATCCAACCGGTTCTGCACATGCTGGCCACTTTAGAGCTTTACTTAATGAACTTAAATTAAAAAGACAGTTTGAACCAGATTTAATTTTTATTGATTATTTAAATATATGTGCAAGTTCAAGAATGAAAGGAATGGGCGGTGCAATTAATTCATACTCTTACATTAAAGCAATTGCTGAAGAATTACGTGGCCTTGCTGTCGAGTTCGACTTACCGATCTTCTCTGCAACGCAAACGACTCGCTCTGGTTATTCTAACTCGGATGTTGGGCTTGAAGATACAAGTGAGTCTTTTGGATTACCCGCTACCGCGGATCTAATGTTTGCTCTCATATCAACTGAAGAACTTGAAAAGCAAGGGCAGTTTATGGTCAAACAATTAAAGAATCGTTACAACGATCCAACACAACATAAAAGATTTGTAGTTGGTGTCGATCGAAGTAAGATGCGTTTATATGATGTAGAAGAAAATCAACAAACATTAACAGACGATACACCAGTTTTTGATAAGACACCAACTGGTGAAAGATTTAAGGATTTCAAGTTATGATAGCAAAATTAATATCTTATAGTAAACCTTCTGAATTTACCACGTATGATGGCAGAAAACACATGCCAAAGAACTGTCAAGACTTGGTAGCTTTTTGTGCCAGAGTTTCTAATCCATCAAATCAAAATAACACTGAGACATCAGAAAAATTGTTAAAGTATCTTGCTAAACATAAGCACTGGTCACCATTTGAAATGGTTAGTGCTTGTATTGAAATTAATACTACACGTGATATTGCAAGACAGATATTAAGACATCGTAGTTTTAGTTTTCAAGAGTTTAGCCAAAGATATGCAAATCCAGTAGAGGAGTTAGAATTTGTCACACGAGAAGCGAGAATGCAAGATACAAAGAATAGACAAAATAGTGTCGAAGTTGATGATAGGACTTTCCAAGTTGACTGGGAACGAGAACAAAAACGAGTTATATGGATGTGCGAACAAGTTTATAAAGCAGCTATCAAGAAAGGGATTGCAAAAGAAGTCGCAAGGGCGGTCTTACCAGAAGGATTAACAAAATCAAGATTGTATATGAATGGTACGATAAGAAGTTGGATTCATTTTATTGAATTACGTTCAGCAAATGGTACACAAAAAGAATGCAGTGAAGTTGCAATTGCATGCGCTGAAGCAATATCTAAAATATTTCCTATGGCAGAGGACTTTTTAAATGAATAAATATACACAAGACATGACAGGAACTGGACAACACATTGAATTACCAGACCCTGGCCCTGAGCCAGAAAGATACTATGACTGGATGCTGTGGAAATTAAGACAGAGTCCAGAATGGAAAAATGCGATATATAGAAATAAAGAAAAAAAGAAAAACGAGTTTCAAACTGGAATATTCGAGGTTATTAAGAATATGTTAAAACACAGTAGTTTGACATTAGCATTGATTTATACGTTTGGCCATATTATTATAGCCATGAACGTTGTATATTGGGTGACTGGTGCAGACTTGTTAGAAGCCGGCGTTGTTGCTCTTGTCGAACCAATGTTTAATGGCGTCTGGTTCTATATACTTCACAAACTGTGGAGAAAATACAGTTAACATGTTCATCACTTTTTTTGAAAAAAGTGTATTTTTTAGTGTACATTCCCTTATTTTTAGTGTATAATATAATTATAAAATAAAAAATTAAGGGAGTTTTTTTATGATAGAAGTAGTAGTTACATATAATAATGATTTCGGTGGTACGCCTTACAACGCGGCATCAATCAAAACTCAAACAAGTAACATTAACGAAGCATTAAATTATGCTTTTAGATATACCCAAAATACAGACGGTTCATGGTCTAATAAAATCGGTAGTGATGCTAACGATAATGTTACAGTTTTACATCACTTAAACAGCGGTATGGGTTTAAGAAGCTCAATGATCGGTGATACCTTTACTATTTGGTACAACGATAAAAAATACAAAAAGTTTAAGTGTATGCCAATTGGTTTTGAGGAGGTTGTATAATGGGTATATTTATAGGTGAATACGATCATATTAATACTGAAAAAGTAGCCAATAGGCGTAGTTCATCATGGGTTGGTAGGTTCAATCCATGTAACTCAGATGATATGCAAGAATATGAAATGGTAAAGGCCATTGTAAGAAATGTAAATTCATCCACTAAAGATAAATTTAGAGTAGAGAAAAAAGGTAGAAAGCCTATTGATGGTTTTGTCTATGGTGGTAATCCTAAAGGTGGCATAAATAAAGCTACATTATGGGATGTATATATCTGGAGGAGATATACATGATTATTGTTGATTACAGTGGTATTGCAATTGCAAGTATAATAATTAATAAAACGTTTGATGAACAACTAATTCGTCATATGATTCTCAACTCCCTTAGAATGTATCGTACAAGATACAAAGAAGAGTATGGCGAATTAGTTCTTGCCGTCGATGCGTCAAATAACTGGCGCAGGACGGCTTTTCCACAATACAAAGCAAGCAGAAAGAAAAATCAAAAAGAATCATCTTTTGATTGGGGTGAAGCTTTCAGAATACTTAATGAAGTACGCGAAGAGATTGCAGAAAACTTTCCATATAAAGTAATTCGTATTGATGGCTGTGAAGCCGATGATGTTATTGGTACAATCGTCACTATGAATCCAGATCGTAACGGTGATTACAATCCAGAAAAGATTATGATTGTGTCTTCTGATAGAGATTTCTTACAGTTACAGAGATTTAAGAATGTCAGACAGTTTTCACCGCTTCTTAAAAAAGAATTATCAGTAGATAATCCAAGAGTATATTTACAAACACATATTATCAAAGGCGATAAAGGCGATGGTGTACCAAATATACTATCTGATGATAACGTATTTGTTGAAGGTTTCAGACAAAAGCCAATTACTCAAAAGAAAATTGATAATATTATACAGGATCTTGAAGAAGGCGAATTATTATACGCAGCATCTTGGTATAGAAACTATTGTCGAAACAAGAAGCTTATTGATCTTACTGAAACTCCAGAAGACTTAAGAAAACAAATTATAAATAATTTCATAGATCAAGATCCAGCTTCATTGCATAGTAAGAAAAGTAAAGTATTTCCTTACTTAGTAGAAAAGCGTTGTAATGAATTGATTAAAAGTGTACAGGAGTTTATTTAATGAAACAATATGTTTTTGAAGTCTTAGAAGAAATGGCTAAGCAAAGAAATAAAAGCGATAAAGTTCGTGTATTAAAAGAAAATGAAACATGGGCTTTAAAAGATATTATAAGAGGCACAATGGATTCCACTGTAAAATGGAATTTACCAGAAGGCGAGCCTCCATATACACCGGCACCAGCTCACGCTCACCCTAGCAATTTAACAAGACAAAATGGTCAATTTAAATATTTTGTTAAAGGTGGCCCAGGTGATAAAATGCCAAAATATAAAAAAGAACAAATATTCATTGCTATACTTGAAGGAGTACATCCTGAAGACGCTAAGTTAGTTATTAATATGATTAATAAAAAGAAAATTCCAGGAATTTCTAAACCTGTTGTAGAAGAAGCGTTTCCTAAATTATTACAGGATTAATTTTGAAATCATTTGAAAAAATAACTGTTTACAAATTAACTTTATTATGATACAATTATATTATTTAAAAGGTGAAATATGAATATTTTTATACTAGACAAAGATCCACAAATCGCTGCACAAATGCTTTGTGACAAGCACGTTCCTAAAATGATTATCGAATCAGCGCAAATGCTAAGTACTGTACATCGCATGCTTGATGGCACTCCAGAAAAACGTAGATCAAAGTCAGGTAAAACTATGCAAACATATTATGCCTTTGGCGATATACGAGATGATTTATATTATGCTGCAGTACATAAGTATCATCCATGTACAACATGGACTGCTGAAAGCTTAGCAAACTACAATTGGCACTATGCACACTTTGTTGCAATGTCTAGAGAATTTCAATTTCGTAGAAACAAAGAACACATAACTTTTAAGAAACTCGGTCCGATACTTGCTGCTCCCCCTATAAATATACCAGATATCGGTCTTACCGAATTCGTACAAGCCATGAGCCATTATCCAGATTGCATGGTTCCTGGCGATGCAGTACAAGCATATAGAAATTATTACCACAAAGCAAAACCTTTTGCGAAGTGGGATTGGGGAAGACCGGCTCCTGACTGGTGGAAAGGATATCAAGTTGCCTAGATATACAGTAAAGCCTTTAGAAGAAGGCGATGAATATGAAATTGAATGTAAAGCTGATGAGTTGCAAGACTATCTTAAAAAACACAATTGCATCAAAGTTTTAACTTTTCCAAAGATAGTATCAAGTAGAGGTAGCTTATTATCAAAAACAGATCAAGGATGGAAAGATAACCTTGCAAGAATTAAAGAAAATTCAGGCAGAGGTAACACGATTAAAACTTAGGAGAAGATATGCAATTTTTTATAATAGTATCTTTCGTAATGGCAAATGCAATGGCTTTAGATAGACCTTTGTTTGTTTTTAAAGAACCAATATTTGAAACTAAAGATCAATGTAATCAATATGTTGAGGTAATGCATCAAAGAATATATACACAGGCAAGCGCTTCATACAATTTTAAACTTAAACCTGAAGCTATATTTTGTTTACCTACAGAAAAAGTGAAAGAAATTTTTAAGTATAATTATGAAGATGAAAAACCAAAACAAAACATTTAATCATAGGTATATCGATGTTGGATATAAAGATCTTACTGCTGAAACTACCGATACTGGAAGAACTTATAATGCCCCTAACGGCAAGTCTTATCCTAGTGTCACTACAGTTTTAAGCGTACTTACAGAAGATGCTATACGAGCTTGGAGAAATCGTGTAGGCGAACAACAAGCAGATATAGTAAGTGGCAAAGCCTCTAGGCGCGGAACGAAAGTGCATAGTATTATAGAAAAGTATTTAAATAATGAAGACACATCAGACTTTTTACCACACATACAACAAAGCCTCAAAAATCTCAAGCCTGTACTTGATAACGGTATTGGAACGATATTCGGCCTCGAGGTTGCTTTATATAGTGATCACTTAGGTGTGGCCGGTCGGTGTGACTGTATTGCCGAATATGACGGCGTACCGTCTATAATTGATTTTAAAACTTCAAAATATATAAAAAAGAAAGAAAAGATAAGCAACTACTTTGCACAAGGTGCAGCATATGCAATCATGTGGGAAGAGCGTACCGGAATGGTGATACCTAATGTTGTAGTCATTATGGATGTCGATCATGAGAAACCCTTAGTTTTTGTAGAACATAGGGACAACTATACTAAATTATTAAAGGAAACAATTGATGAATATAGAACTCGTAAAATGTTTGGCCACTGACCTGTCGTTAACTCAAGCAATTAAATTAAGATCAGATTTTGAAGAGCTTACTAAAGGATATAATATGCCTGAAGGGTCTGATATAAATACAATAAATTGGTTTTTGAAAGATGGCCACAGGTCAAATTCTCTTCGTAATGGATATAAAGAAGCTAAAGAAATAGCGAAGACATTAAAGGAGTATTCTGATGGCTGCACAAAAACAACTAGAACCCGGAAGCAAGTACGCAAACTTTGATAAAGATGGCGATGGTATTGTTACCGATGAAGAGTTTGAAATGGAACAGAAATTGGTACAACTTGAAAATGAAGATAAAAAACAAGATGCACAAAGAAACATGGCTTGGTTTGCTCTTGGCGGTATGTTACTTTACCCTGCTTTTGTTATTGTTGCAACAGTATTTGGTCTCGATAATGCTGCAAAAATTCTAGGAGACATGGCTGCTGTATATTTTGTATCAGTTGCTGCTATTGTTGCTGCATTCTATGGCAAGGAAGCACTAGCAAAGAAAAAATAAAGTAAAAGGATTTTGTTATGGCAAAAAGATTGATATATCAAGTTTATACTGGTAAAAGATCGAAGTTGTATGATCATTGTACGGCTTCGGTTAAAGCATATGCAGAATATATAAATTCAAAAGAATCACCACGTAATAAAGTCGATTACGTAATTCAAACACAACCTATAATGAAAATCAAACCAGATGTATTTGCTACAAATCGTAGTAAAGAATCATATGAAAAATATGGTGGATTTTTACCTATCTTTGAAAAAGAAAATGCATTTGACTATTGGGATAGATATGATCAAATTTGTATTATTGATGCTGATATTTGGATAAGACCTGGATCTCCTAATATATTTAATGAATTAGCACATGAAACAGAATTTGCTGGTGTTGTCGAAAGACAAGCACCTATCTTACCTTGGTATCAAGAAAAATTAAGAGGTTATACTAGAATGCAGTATAGCACACTTCAAGACGTAGATTGGAAATGGAATAATTCAGGTGGTCATTTTTTTAATATGGGTATGATGTTATTGAATAGACATATTGTAATGTACTTACCCGTACAATCAAATGGTAAGCGACAATCAGGTAAAGCTTTTATTGAAAGACCAGAATTTAAAAGATTTGTTGATGGATTAGGCGCGTGGAAATGGAGCACCGATCAAACACTTTTAAACTGGTGGGTTAAAAAAGAAAATATGAAACTACAAGAATTAAGTTGGAAATGGAATGCATTATTTACTGCAATACCAAATGAAAGAATGAAAGAAGCATATTTTGTACATTTTTTTCTTAAAGATAAATTACCAAACGGTGGTGAAAATGTTGATCAATTAATGGAGATCGTACAATGAAAATTGATATTGAAATAAGTGTTGGTGATTATTTAGATAGACTTTCCATACTTAAAATAAAAGAAGAAAAAGGTTTAGACGTTGATGAAGAGATGCAGTACTATCATCACAGATTAATTGATTTAGATGATGGGTA